AATTAAAAGCCTCTACATGAGCAGGCTTAAAACCCAGGTTTACTGTTATTCTTGCATTACTGGTTAGCAAAGCACCGGAGGCACGTACATTCTGTGAAGCACTCATATTATGTCCCCTCCTTTATTTTTATTTTGACCATGAATTCTCATATGACATTGATTGCACATTGTGATGAGATTATTCATATCCTCATTCCCGCCGTTTCGTTTGTATTCAATATGGTGGACATGAAGTCCTTTACCATTAAAACCACAAGTCTTACACCTGTTATCATCACGTTCAAGAACTTTAATACGAATCTCTCTCCATTCTGCCATGTTGTAGAATTCTGGAGCAGTTGCATTGAAAATCTGTTGAGATTTTGAAAGACATTTTTTAGAACAGAATTTGCCTTCTCCGATCTTAAGCCGATTTTGTCTAACCCAAAATTCTTTTCCGCATTGTTGACATTCCTTAAGTTCTTTTGTTCGTGTCGGCCAATCAGGTGTTCTCTGACGAGCAATTCTACATTTCCAGGAACAACAAATATTTGTAGCAGTCCTCTTAATTTCAAAAGATTCTCCGCAATAAGCACAAATCCTTTCCTCATGCTTACTTTTGGCCTTGCCAGCACATTCATAAGAACAGTAGCTATTGTCTTGTGATTTGAAAGTATCAAATTCCTTTTCACAAAATTCACAGTTCTTTTTAAGAGAACCTCCCTTAAGATGCTTGCCAACCCAATATTCATATTTGCATTTTGGATTACAGTATTTTGCACTTTGTGACCTCGTTGGTGGAACTCTAAAATCTCTCTCACATTGAATACATTTAATGATTGACCCTTTAAACTTTGCCATGCTATATCCTCCGTAAAGTTGTTGTTGAGGATATTATGGTTTATTTGCTTAATAATGTCAATCATAAAAATTCAGACAGAAGCACAATGTTCACAGCGTATCATGAAATTATCATTTAAAATTTTGGTCGTTGTCTTTGCCTTCCAGCCGGTAGTACCTACCTGGTCTAACGGATCGCTGGTTCCACCTGTACCCCTTGCCTTTAAATGGGATGTCAAGGCTGCTCCCCTAAGTGGCACTATACCAAAGGCATTCATACCGAATAAAAGAGTGCCATAGACATCTGCCACGCTGGATGTATTAACCATAGTGGTTGAACCCTGTCCTGCGCCTGTCCATTTCTTAGCATTGGGGTTAAGGAGAAACCTTACCCTGATTGCCGGTATTGCCCCTATTTCAGATTCATGGATAGTGCGCATCTGACCGTAATCTTCAATACCAACAAAACCTGTCATCTGCCTTACATCGAGTGCGGTATCAGGATGAATTATTGCAACATAAGACATTGGCACAGCATCGCTGCCGACTTTAGGGGAGCCGGAAAGTATACTGGTAATGTATTTTACCTTGTTTCTCTCCATAGTCCTAAGCACTGTTCTCAATGTAGCAATAGTTAGAGCTGCATTCTGGCTTGCTCTTGCTGAACCTGTCTGGTACTGAATATTAGTGCCTGTGACAAGCACATCACGCCTGAGCAGGTCTATAGTCTCCCCTGACTGCTCACCCAGTAATTCATTAAATTCTGTAAGTAGCGGATCAGGATTGGTAAGTTCCACATCATCCGAATACTCGATATAAGCCCCATAGGTTGCTATTGTGGCAGTTACATCGGTATAAGACGGGTCAGTAGAACTTGGCGGCACTCCTTCTGAAAGCGGAGTAGTAGCCATGCCAAGAGATTCGTAACGCCTGAATTTGGCGATTTTACTGTTTTTCTGCGGCAATGGCCTTATCTGACCAAAAAGATCGTGATTCATATAAGGCAATGCCCTTTCCAGTAACCCTCTATTGTAGTATTCCGTTACTGCTGATGGAATCTCTACGGTACCTGTAAGCATTTATATCACCTCTCTTTATTTCTTAAACTCGCCCAGTTTTACGTTCTCTACATATTTATTATATTCTGCTTTAGGCATATCCATAAACGATGGAGGCGGCGTATTGGTCTGACCATCCGACCCCGGAGCCATCACAGATGCAGATTGCATATTCTGGATGAGTTTGGTTCGTGCATTAGCAGCAGCTTTATTGCCGCCAATACGGTAATTTGCAAGTTCAACCACGTCTGAAAGAACGTCTTTCTGTTGCCGGTTAGATGACATAATCTTTGCTACTTCTTTTCCAAGCGGAGTGTTAGGGTCAAATGCTTCGTTATTTGTGGATTTGAACTCATTTATCCCCACTTCGCCAAGTATCTCGGATTTAAGCATATCCCTATCTCTGCGCCTGAGTTCCTGTAATGCCGCTGTAGCATGTTCCGGGTATTCGCTTGAATGAGTCACAATATACTGCAAGTCTCCTTCCGGTATTTTATCCCAGGTACGAGTACCGGAATCAGCTTGCCTTTTCTGCGCCTCAAATTCCGCTACTTTAGCCTCAAGCGCTCTTTGTGCTTCAAGCACCTGATCGAACCTCTCTCGTGGTATAAACTCGCTTCTCTGTTGATTATCCTGTGACGCCGGCGACGCATCAATTTTACCGCCCGTATCTGGTGTTAGGCTACCAGCGGCCCCGGAAGCAGGCGGCGTTTCCGGTTGTTTACCGCCCTGTGGTTCTTCAATACTCATTATTATTTACCTCCCTTTTGATTGCCTTTTGATTTCACTATCTTCTTCTTTGAACCTGTTTTCTTAGACGGCACTCATTCCACCCCCCTCCGGTTGTTGTGGCTGCATGGGTTCCTGATTCATCTCCTGAATCAAGGCATCCTTGCCCGGCCAATCTGAAACACTTATCAAGAGTTCCAACAGAGGTTTAGGTGGCGGCACTCCTATCTTAGCCAGAGTATCAATCAATCCTAATGCCTGCTGGAATTGTCTTTCCCTGTCTGAGCCTAACAGAGGAGTCACATCAACGACTGTATCGTATTTAGCCTCCAGTGATCGTTCTATAAACTGATATACATTATCAGGTGTTAAACCAATCTTACTAATACCCGATATTCCTAAAATGTCAATTATCTTCTCAGGGGCATAATATTGCTGAATAAGGGAAATTACCTGCTGACCAAGTATTTTCTGAGACCTGACAAGCGAATCAAATAGCGGCGCAAGTATGGTCGCCCCTGATTGCTGTAAGGTTCTAATGGCTTTACCGGACTGATCTGAGCCTCGTGCTAAACCCTGTAATTCCTGAATAGCACCAGAGGTATTTTTTATCTCATCTCCGGCTATCTGCATCAAGGCTACAAAAGATGTCGGAATATTCTGGCCATCTATCTCTTTAGGCTCCCCGATAAGTGGATTAAATTCAAACCAAAATCCGGGTTTACCTGATTCCGTAGACCAGCGGGAAAGTTGTTCGGGAGATACTGACCGCTTGGGTATCTTCCAGCCGCCTTTTGCCATAGTATTAATCATGTGAAGCATCTGAGACCAGCGTTTGTTCTTTTCTCTCTGTGGATCTTTAAGGCTCCTGACTATTCCCATGACCTTTTCATCGAAATTATATGCAGTAAAAGGTATAATAGGGTATTCGTTATGATTATGCGGCGATGGTGAATCCTTGAGTATCTTCCATGCCGTGACATGGGATACCCGTGTCTCTTTAATTACACGTTCCACTATTTCCATATTGGGAACTTCAGCAAACTGTGATGAGGCCATGCGTGTTACTTGCTCTATGGCTTCCTTTGCTTTCCCTACAGTATCGAATCTCTGAACCCCGGTATCCGTAATGACAAATGCCACCTGCTTTGGCACTTTATACCAGAATTCAAGTATCCTTAATTTTCCTGTACGTTTATCCCGCCAGTTATAATCCAAAGTATTTTCTCCGATTAAATCAGCGGGCATACCTAACCATTCACCTGCTTTTATCTCAGACATAGCAGAAGGATAATATATTCTTAACATATCTTCCGATACCCATTTTGCCCATATCATATAACTGGCATCCTGCATATCGTATCTGGTAGCGTTTTCATCCCAAAATAAAGATAGAGGATGAATACGTTTAACTGAAATCTCACCTAAAGGCTCATCATGCTGATGATAATCTATTGTTGTATACAAAAATCCTCTGCCACAGATTGTCATATCCTGAAAGGCATCGGATACTTCATATATCAGATTGGAATTATCGGCAGCGAA